GCAGAGGACAAGAAGGAGGCTATCCAGCCGCTTATTCGTAGGCGCGACGAGATAGCCCGGCGTGTTGTTGATCAGGCAAAGAACCTTGGGTTTTTCTGAGGCATTGCCATGGCCTAACCCATACGGAGATTAAACATAAAATGCCCAAAAGAATTTAACAAAGAAACTAAGGCTTTGTCTTTTTCTTCTTTTGAGGCATTTGGTCCAAGCTCATCATCAATGGTCTTTTTCATGGACTCAAGTAATTCCTTGGCAAATTTATCTCTTGGTATGGCCATTGTGATTAGCTCCTTGCATGGGTTGCCTTATTAAAAAGGCTTCGTTGACTCGACAAATTGCGGGCTATTGATCTCCTCAAGGATTGCCGCGTAGCCAGCAATATCAACATGGCTATCGCGGTGTCCTGGGGAGTGCATAAGACGGGCGACCTTCAGAAGCAGCATCATCATGGCAACATCGTATGCCTTGAGGTCTGGGCTTTCAGACAGGAAGTTCTCGCCCTTGCGGGTTTCCTGAAGCCAGAAATTCCACAAGCTTGCGATGCGTTCGTGGTTGACGGTCTTGTCGCCATAGTCAGCGGCCCTCTGCCCCGATACCAGGGTGGCAGCATGGCCTAGCATTTCACCGGCTTTCATCTTCAAACCTCTCTCTCAGTTCAAGGAACAGCTTTCTGGCTGCTCGGTTGTCTTTCAATTCAGATCTGCTTTCGATATTGCAGAGTTCCTTTACTGCCTCGGCGGCGGCGTCTTCGCTGATGTCGTATGCAAAGCCCTTGGTCTGAAGCCATTTCTGGAACTTCATGTTCCGGCAAAGCATACCAGCAGACTGAACCGCCCTCTCCCCTTCCTCCATGTCCTTGCCTTTGATTGGCTGGTCATGATCATCGAGGGGCAGCATTCCGACCATGTATCGGGTGCCGGGTCTGGCGCCCAATAGGTCTAGGGGAGTTTCGTTTGGATGGATTGTGAGAACGATATAGGTTCCCTTTCCATCCTGACGCATCGAGGTTTTGATTGCCTCGAATTTTAGCCATGGTTGTTTGGGTTCTGACATTTCATATCCCCATGGTTGAGTTTGATTCAAGCTTGCATGGGCTGCACATTCTGTTGTGCGAACCCTCGGACCTGAATGGTTTGCGGCAAGTCATGCACTTCCTTTCTTGGAATACAATGACCGGCTTTGGTCTCGATCTTTCGTTGTTCTTTGTGATTAGGGCATAGCGAACCTTCTCTTCTTTGGCATGGCGCCGCCAGAAGCTTTCAACATTCCACCCCTTTACCCCCAACTCCTCTCCTATGGTTGCCCATGTTTTCCCCTCCTCTTTCTTGTCTTTAATGAAAGAGATTCTTTCTTTGATTTCTTCGTCTGTTAAGAAAGGTTTTCCTGTCATCTTCCTTACCTCTTCTTCAATGGCGCTCTCTTCTGTGGTGGATCACTCGTCATTGCCGGAACTCTTCGCGCTCACGGTTCACTCAAAAATGATGGCACTCTCTCTTGACATGATTCACTTTGCCCTTTTGGAACTCTCGATGCGTATGGATCACTCATCTTGCGTGTAGCTTTCGTTGTGCGTGGTTCATTCTCGGCTGATGGAACTATTAAACCTTGTGATTCACTCTAACTTTATGGAACTCTCTTACATGATGGTTCACTCTCGCTTTATGGCACTCTCCGTTTCGATGGTTCACTCCTTCTCGATGGCACTCTCCATCCGAATGGTTCACTTCTCGACGTTGGTACTCTCGATTACGATGGTTCACTCGACGACCATGGAACTCTCTTCGACAATGGTTCGATTTTCTTCCTAGTTACTGTCTGGCTGGATGTCTCACTTAGCGGTGCCTGCTACTGTCTCCGGGCATGGTTCATTGTCGCGTCATGGAACTCTAGCGTGATCTGATTCATTCCTCTTTCGTGGAACTCTTCTCGTTGATGATTCACTTCAGCACAATGGCACTCCCTGCGGTTCTGGTTCACTCAAGTAGCTTGTAGCTTTCGCTTGCTCTGGTTCTCTTCTCGACCAAGGCACTCTCATCCACAATGGGTCTCTCTGCCTTTTTGGAACTCTCGACATTGACGGATTACTTCATCGGCCAATTAGGCGGCGCGATATAATGGGCATGGTCCATGTGGGTAAGGACATACGGCTTCACAGGCTTTTCTCCTGTGGAGATTTCCCACCAGACATGGTGAAGGTGTGAGATGAATAGTTTCACGGCGTATCTCTTTGCCCTGGCGTGGATGTGGGCAGGAGGAAGCTTCCCGGCTTCATAGAACTTCTTAGCCTGGGTATCTGCCCCAAACTTCTTACGCTCAAGGATGCTCTTCGCCTGCTCGGAGAACTCAAGGTTCTCGTTCCGTGCTAACTCGATCTCTTTGCGTTCCTTATAGACCTTCCCATAGATGTCGTTCTCGTTGCCCGACACCTTCACGAAGGACTCTCCGATCTTCCAGCAGAGCGTCTTGAGGCGGGCGTTCCATGGCCGCTTCTGCCCCTTATCCCAGGTCTGGGTGGGATCGAGGCCAGCGTAGCGCCAGATATGCCCAACGGTGGGTGCCTTGGTAATGTCGATGTGGGCCAGCATCCCAGCCGATATGACAGGGCCTATCCCCACGATAGAGCGCATCCAGGCACCGACTTGGTTGCTGCCACTATAAGCGTCCAGGGCGCGGGCGACTTGCTTCTCAAGGATCTCTCGTTGATCCAGGAGCCATGTCATAACATCGGCGGGTTCGCCGGATTCGGTCAGGCTTCTGTGTTGGTGGGCAGCACGAATGCGGTCATCCTGCATTGCGTAATACGCATCAACAAGGAAGCGAGCCTCGTCATCGGACAATGTTCGCGCAGCGTTCTTTAAGTCTTTCGTCAACCGAATGACGGGTGTTAGGTCTAGGTCACTCATTTGTTTTCCCCTTTGGTTGTTGTGGGAGGGGGTGTTACCCCCTTCCCTTAGCCTACTTTCCACACACGAATGGTGTCTTCGCCATCCTGTGCAGCCCGGTACTGACCTTCGATGCCGCTGTTGCGGATGAAGTTACGCATCGAGGCCAGCTTGTATTCAACGCGAAAGCTATCACCGACACTCATCTCTTTCATGGTGGCGATCATACCCTGGCGCTTCTTAGACTTCCTGCCCATGTAAGTCCTGGGGACGGGAATGTCCTTGTCGATCTGAAACATCTACTATCTCCGTGATTACTGCATAGACCTGTGCGGGTTTCCGCTCAGACCAGATTCCTCCGTCCAGACCGACTTCATCTCCAACTCTCCATTCGCCCCCGTCCTTCCGGGGCAGTAAATCAAACTCCCTGTGAATAAGCCCTGGGTAATTAGGGTTTATTCCTTTAACCCGAATTGCTCGCACCATTTGATCGGGTCCACTCCCTGCAAATCCCACCATGTCTTTTCATCCCCATAGCTATGCAACTCACCGTGATGGTCGGCACACAAAGGAACCGCCCAGTTATCGCCAGACTTCATCCCCATCGCAGAAGGTTCCGCGAACATTAGGTGATGGGCCTGGGAAAACCTACCGCAAATCAAACAGCCTTTCATACGAATCCATTGGAGGTGCTTGTTCGATTTTATTCTCGAACTTTTGGAGCCTGTTTTGCGGGACCATCCAGCACCATCCTCTTGGACTTGTGTATCTATAAGCGTCTTTTTTGCCTTCTTTCGCATTGATATACCCGACTACATTAAACTCTGGTGGGTCGCAAATGACCAGCACTATGTCCTGATCATTTCTATCTTTTTCGTAAATCACCAGCTTGCCATTCTGGTGATGCGTTGACCGCACTTCATAGGGACCAACATCGTTGGAGCCGATACCGGCAACCCCCGACCAATACAGGTTGAGTCCCTTTGCTGCGGCCAATTCTGCCATACAGGAGATGAAGTCTGTGGCAGACCTATCTTCTGGCTGGTCAATGTTTTCCTTCGGCTTCGCCCCCCGGCTAACTGCACTCGCATACCTTTCGGCTGCGTGTAGGCAGGCCAGTTTAACTTCACCGGGGGAGAGCCGAACCAACATTAGAACGGGATCAGATCATCGAGATCGTCGTTGGACCGCTTCCTGTATTCGCCGCCACCCTTGGGCTTCTTTGGGTCGAAGGCGAGGGAATAGAACTTGCCATCGCGGCCATTGCGAACCCAGGCAGACACCCAAAGGGTGATGGGCTTGCCAGCATCAGCCAA